GAAAATCACCTGACACATCAATCTTTCCGTTTGTATCTACAGCTTGAACAACACCAATTCGACTTGAGCCAAAGTGCTCTTCAAGCAAGGCGGTTGGCTTATCAATCTCAATACCATCAAGATCAAAAACCACACCTGATCGGCCCCAAAACCAGTGACCATCTACACGACCGCCAGCATAGGCAGTACCTTTGAATTTTCGTTTTTGCCCTTCTTCGGCTTTTGGTACTTCAATTGCCGAGGCATTGAATAAATACTTCAGCCGTTCTTCATTTGGATCTAGCATTTTCATGCTCCATAAAAAAACCGCCAATTAAGGCGGTCATATTCATTCTAAAAATTAGTTCAATAAAGGGTTGAGTGTATAAATCATCTGCCCTTCAATTACTTCAATCGAAACCACCTCAAATGACAGGCCTATTGGAAATAAAACACCCTGTCTAGCATTAAGCTTTTCAAGATCAATCCCATGACCTTTAGCATTCTCAATCTTGATTACGATGTCTGAGGCTGAATCAGTCATCAGTAACGGTGAATTAAACTGAACTGTTTGACCGACCTGATATGCGGCAACTTGATTAAGAGTTGCCACACCCACCACGGTTGAGGCTGTATTGCTTGCCACGGCTTGAATCGCTTTCATGTCGTCAACTAGCCATCGTTTCAAAACATCGTCAGCCAGTGAGCTGGTAGCTGAATTTAAATAACCAGTCAGTGCAGCATCATTGCCTTGGACATAATCCAAGAAAGTTCGAATCGCACTTGGTCTTATCTTTGGATCGAGAGGGATAACCGTATTGGCCACCGTATCAAATAGGTCCCGCGTTTTATCATCCATCGGAGCAAACAGACTGGTGAGCTTTTTAGAAGCAGTCCATTCGGCTTTAATGACCTGTTTCTGTTCGAGCAAATACTCCTTATCCAATGATGAAGCACTGATCTTTTTATCGACCAGTATTTCTAACTCACCAAACTGTAATGGATGAGAACTCCAGTCCAGTGCCTCCGCAACTTCAGGTAACCTATCATCAGGTGTAATGCCATATTTCAATGCTTGCTTCTCGGTTAAAGCAATACAGCCACACCTACAACGGAATCCTAATGGAGGGTAATGTGTTAGCCAAAACGGATGATCTATCGGCAATACGATTCGATTCAAAGCCAAATGAGCAGGACGTACTCGACTATCATTGATAGCTGAATACATCAGATACGGTCGTTTAGCCTTGTTCCTTTGCTGCTGTTGCCACCGTCCATGACCATATGCATTCTGGATATTGGTACGGAATACATTGTCCAGGTAATGCTTTGGCAAAACGATTTCAGATTCAGCAATTAACTTTTGAAAGTCTTTGAAAGTTCCACCGTCGGCAATAGATTTATTCACGGCCTTAATGACAGTTTCAATCTGCTCAAGACTTGATAGAAAGCTAACCGTAGTTGCCATCTGCCGGGTCTTTAGATCCATTGAGTAGAACTCATCAGGCAAGACGATCTTTTTGTTGTGAGCGTATTCTAGGGCTTCAAGAAAAGTGACTGGTTGCATACATACACCCCAACACGAAACCCATCACAACTAAACAAACCATTATCACAATCAGCAAAAGCTTATTGAAATTTGCATATGGATCTGGATTAAAAGGCTTTGGCTTCCATCCTAAAATAGGCCTTCCAATTGGCAGCAAAGGTGGTGGTGGAACATATTCAGGTTTAGCTTCTTTATTGCAACTACAGGGCATGTACCCACCAGATTGAAAAAAAGCGCGTCTACAGGATTCACATTTTTCACTTACCATCACTTACCCTCACTTGCAGTCATATACCCCAAAATATCCGCAGCATATAAGGCTTGATCCAACTTGGCTGTAAACTCAGTTTTGGTGGCGTTCGGGATAAGCTGCATAAGATTGAACGCCAACACCTCTGGAGTTTCCGACGTGCTTGCTAACTGCCTAATCTCAGCATCACTAAGCAGCGTTAATTCACCCTGCCCGTCCGTCAGCTCTTCAACTTCAAGTTGTGCAGCAGATAACGTGTTGGTAGATGCCTTAAAGTTGAATGCTGTTTTAGGTAAAGCAGTGAATTGGGTATTAGTCGGCAATTGAGGGGACTCAGCAATATCCCCATCTTGAAGTCCGTATTCACGTTGAAAATATTGTGGAGTGAGGTTTGCACCTGCATTTTTCAACTTAACATCACGGTCAGCTTTCGGCGCTTCTAATGACTTCTCTTCACCGATGATAATTCGATGACGCTGCCATCCATTCAAATCACATAGCGCATTCAGAATGGCCTGAATAGTCGGCATGATCATTCGGATGTCAGCTTTATACTTAGAGTTTTGCACCTCTAAGTGAACTTCGCCTAATGCACGCGAACCCGATCCATCAGTTCCACTGGTAAGGGTTTGACCCAAAATAACCTTTTGAATACGTCGCTCTAAATTCTTATCAAAAGTTTCAAAGGTGGAGCTACTATTTCCATTGCTATTACCTCCGCTTTCAATCTTAACCTCATCATTACCACTTAAGGCAATCACTGAACTTGCATGAGCTTGTAACAATGCATCACGCATATCAGTGGTCTTTCCGACTGTTTTACCAACAAGCATTGGCATGCCGAACTTTTCAACGAATTTAGCCCAAAACTTAAAGCCTGCTGATTTAAAGAACCACACCCAATACAAGCGGCTTAGGAGTGCCTCTCCATATGGATTTTCAAAGGTGGATTTGCATCGTGTCAGGAAATGCTTAAAGCGCTGATCAACCACTGTATCTAGTTGTCGACCGTTATGATTCGCTAGAAGCATTAAACGACCATCATTTTTGGGCTCATACCATTGTAATGGTTTTTCACCAATCCACTTAAACCCAACGAATGGTGTAATCGTATCTCCATCGATATGTAAAATCGGCTCTTCAGGTTTGCTATAAACCGCTTCCAGTATCGAATAACCATACCAACGTGCATTTTGAGCACCCAATAGAATCTCTGACCACCAATCTCGCAGGTGCTCTTCAAGTATCTTCGACTCTGATCGATCCGCAGGTTCAATACGCCAAGGAGCACTTTCAAGTTTATCCTGACGTTTTTCGATAGCCTGATAAATCTCATCGTCATACATCATGACTTTGAGTCTTGCTCGGGTTACCCCTGCCTTACGCAAAACCTCATCACCATCAGGCATTTTGGTTAAATAATTTATTAAAGCATGTTCAGCCTGATGTGAAGACAATCCAGCTGAGGCAGGCTTTTCATTTTGCCGTTTATCTTTCTTTGCCATATAAAAACCTATGCCGCAGGCGGGCTGTAATTAATCATCACTGTTGCTTCCTCAACTGCATCAATCAAGGTATCCACTTGGTCGTCATGATCCTGAGTCATGGCCGCATTAAATGACTCGCACTCTTCAACAAATGGAGCCACCCACGGTGCACTAACTGGAAGCATGACAAATCGGTCATCAGGACTATTCTCAAAGTCATTTTCCAGTGGTACTTGAACATCCATAAAGCGTGTCAATTTATCCAAATTTCGCTGTACTGGGAGCACAGGTACACCTGCATAGGTTCCAAGATTTTGAATCAACTGTGTGCCATGTGCTTTGTCTTCAACTTTCATCCAGCGAATAGGTCTGGTTTCAAAGGTGTAATCTTTATGCTTATCGATAAATGTTTTTGCTTGCCGATTCATTTCGGGCGCTTCCCATTTACCCCTTAGCAAATCAATCAGGTATAACTTGCCATCAATGCCAAGACCAACGAGCAGGAATACAGTGAAATCGTTATGCTCTTTAATTTTTTGAGCTGTATCGACGTAGATCGCACGCCACTGCAATGCTGGTAATTCCTTATATGAACCAAACCACTCAGCTTTAATCAGATCACCACCCAGCTTTTTGGGTTGCTGCATATACTGACTACTGAATGTATATCGAGATACCGTGGCACCTTCTTTATCTTGACCGCCCTTTTCGAGTTGTAATAAGGATTTCAGTGTCTCTTTTTGGGGCCAATAACTTTGACGTCCCTTGTCATCACGCTCAACATCCAGCGGTACAAGCTTTTGAATATGCTCAGGCAAAGTGTCGATATATGCATCATCAATTAATGCGGGTATGGAAACCTGCTCCCAATCACCTGGTAAGTTTCCCGTCATTACAAAATTAGTCGGATCTTCAACATGCAATCTTTGCATGATCATAATGATTGGTGTATCGGACTTGGCTTTACGTGAATTGACTGTATTTAGGATCTTACGGTTTGCTGAATCACGTTTAATTTTACTGAAGGCATCTTCAGGCTTTAAAGGATCATCAACAATGATACAACCTGTAAAGCCATCATCTGCAAGAGTACCAGCACGACGACCAGTAACCTGACCACCCATAGAAGCAACGTAGATATGCCCTACATCGTAATCATCTACAGTAATTTTCCACTCTTTCTTAGAATCGGTACTATTTGATACCTGTAGGTTCCACATTGCCTGAAAATCTTTTGACTTCACAATGTCACGCGCAGTATCAGAAACACCTTCAACCAATGACTGAGAGAAGGATAAATACAGAAACCGTGATCGAGCATTCAGTGCCAATCCACGTGGTATTAAGTTGGTTGTTAATTCGGTCTTACCAGCACCGGGTGGAACATTTATGACTAAATTATCAATGTTCCCCTTGACGACTTCATCAATCAGCCAAGCTACATATTCATGATGCCAATTAACCATGAACTTAAAACCCATACGAGGCTTAAAGAACCGCCGAGTGAAATATAAATGCTCATCTTCACACAGCTTTTTTTCAACCTGTGTTTGCAGATCCATTTAATATTCCTCTTGAGCTTTCCTTACAGCTTCGTTGACTTGTTCCTGTGTTGCTTGAACAGTGGTTGTTTGAAGTGGACCACCATCTTTACCAGTAATCTCTATTTTCTTTTCATAGTGGCCTTTGACAATCTTCTGCATCTGATCAATCAATTTAATAGACATCACCACATTGCTTTTCTTAGCTACCAATAAATCACTAAGAATCTGCAACTGAACTATATCGTTAGCACCTTCTACGTTGTAGATCGGCTGCTCGATATACTTCTTTCGAGCTTCATGAAACATGTCAATGAATTCTTGCGATAAGTCAGCACCCGCTACCTTGGTTGGGTCATAGCATTCAACCTGTTGTCGAGATACATCAATCTTGAAATTTTCCTTGACAGCCTCTACTACCTGGGATGGTTCCATAAACTGTGCAAGTGACCGAACTATAAAGGCTTTTTCGTGTTTTTTAAGTCTTGCCATAAGTCACAATCCGTCAAGGTACGTCAAGGAAAGTGGGCAAAAAAATTAACCTATGACACAGTTCCCACAACATGCAGCAATATTAGTTTCAGATACGAATGGGGCATTCTTGGCAATTTCCAAAAGTCGTTTTACTGACTCATCTGCACCCCATCGTTTTGTCTCACCAAAGAACACTTCGACATCGTGGCCAGCCAGATAATGCTTAGGTAGACCTGTATGGTCGCTATAAATGATTTCACCATCTGCATCACGTTCGACACCGATGTGATAAAGCTCATGTTCGATCAAACGACAAAATTCAAGATCTGAAGTTTGTTCACAGAAAGCAGCATCTACAGTAATTAAGTATTGAGGTACAAATCCAAACCAGTCCCGCATCTGTTGTTCCTGGCGTGCTTTCTTCCAACCACCTTGGTTGAACATAACTTTTTCACATTGACCCAGTACCATACGCTTTTTAGCCACACATGCAGATGATGCCCATGCGAATGCTAAAAAGGTCTCGTCATCATGTAGCAGCTCTGCAATGTGATCATGATCTGGGTTATGAAGTTCACCACCAATGGTTAGCCAGTTTTTTACGACCCATTCTTTTAACTCAATAGCAGGTGCCAATCGGATTGCTTCCTCCTCCTCAGCCTGATCAATTAAATCAGTCGGTGGGAATGGTCTGATCTGTTCCATTGAAAATATGCCCTTTCAAATTCTTAAGCCACTGTGATGCTAAGTGAGACTTTATTTGTAATGGTCCCGACTCAATATCTTTAAATGATGGTGCCGATTCTAATCGAACAACAGTAAAGCCCATCTCGGCAGCATCATCGTAACGGTCTAGACTCCAAGCCTTATTTTTAAGCTTGCCACCCCGTCCGCCTGACCAAGGCCCACCTGAAATCTCAACTAAAATTCTGTGTTCAATAAGATGAAAATCAAAACGCCAGTGCTTGGTAGATTTAAACTGAAACTTCTTTTCATATTTGATTTCAAATATATTCAATGCATGTTCAAAATCTTCTTCAGCTTCTAAGTATTTTTCTTTTGCTTTAGGTAATGGTTTGGAGCGTGGCTTGGCTTTAAATGGTCTTCTCTTGGTTGTCCAGAAATAATCCTTTTCATCCATCAAGCACAAACCTTAAATTCTTTATACGCTCTTT